GTTCCAGGTGCGGGACCAGGTGTGGGACCAGGTGTGGGGCCAGGTGTGGGACCAGGTACAAAACCAGTTAAAGGCGAAAAAATGAACAAAAAGCCCACATACATGCAACATCGCTATGAATGCTTATCTTGTAAGCACCGAGGCAGATTGAAGTCAGCAAACTGGCTTGAAGGCGGGTGTGTGAGGTGCAAGTCCGACATGATTTTACCAGAACCGGATATAAGCACAGTCGGGAATGTGGTTAGGCCCGGGGTGTGGCACGTTGGGGGCAATGCTAAGGGCAATGTTAACGGCACTATTAATGGCAATATTAAGGTGAAAAAACCTATTGACAGTTTAAATCAAAATATGGCAGTATATGGGCAAGGACATAGACAAAAATTTAACCGGGAGCAAACTATGAAAATTGTAAAACTGCTTAAAAATAAAATTGATGAACAAGTCCAAAATAAATTTGGTGCAAAAATCAAAACAATTACCACACAAGGCACGCTGCAACAAATGGGCGCGCTCCAGCTTGAAATTGCTAAGTATAAGCACGAGACCCTGCATAACTTGCAAGCGGCGCTTTGTCAATTTCAGGCAGTGGAGGGTGGAGTGGCGAGTGTGGAAGAAACGGAAACGCACTTCTTGTTCACAAGCCGGGTGTCAAGTGCTGGTAAAATGACTGTGGGACTGGAAAAAGCACCGCTAAAGGCAGTGTTGGGCGATTTGTTGTAACGCGAATTTTGGGCCGTGGGGTGTCGAACTTTTAGACAGTCCGTGGCCATACAAGGAGATATGTATGAGTGTAAAAAAAGCAAAAACAATTCTTGATGGGCATAAGCAGTCCGCTGAAGCGTGCAAAGGAATTAAAGTACCTTGGCATGTGTGGACTAAGTTTCATACGTCGCCAGTTGAGGTCCAATTTTGGGGAAACCAAATTAACTTATCGCCCGAATCAGGAGAATCCCCGGATTTTGCCACACTTGAAGAGCTGAGAGACGCTGTGCAGTGGTATGTTGAGCAGTTGGGTGGGCAGGTTGTGTGGCCGGATGAAGGCGGTGGGGTGTCTAAAAGTTCGACAGTCCGCAGCAAGAAAAAGGCGTAGACTGGTCGTACCGTGTCTAAACAATGGACCCAAAAATCACAAAATAAAACGCACCAAGGCAGCGACATGGAGCGAGTGTTCTTGTCTTATGCATCGCATGGTGCGGTTAGTCAGATTTTTAGGTTGGTTAATCAGGGTATAAGCCCGGATTGTTGCGACGGTTTGGCATTTGTGGTAGCGGCGCAAACTGGTAAAATCGCAGTTATAGAGGCGCTTGTGAAGCTCGGAGGCAATTTGCAGGCAGTGTTGCCGCAAGTACAAGCTGCCGTGGATGAGCGGGCCGTGGGCAGATTAAATAAATTGATTTGGAAATTACAATCGGAAGGCAAGCTGCGTTAAAAGCAGTTAAAGGCCTGTTAGAGGCCAGTTATAGGCCAGTTAACAGCAGTAACCCGCCTTACTATGGTTTAAAAATTCTAGATGGCCTATCGGCCCGAACTCCAATATCTAAATGAACCCAGTTTGATGCACCTTTAGTGCTTGCTGGGTCTTCCATGAATAAGCCGTGTGTGCGCAACAACTCAGGGTGTGCAGCAATTATTGTTGCCAAGGTTTGGTGCGAGTCATCGGCCAGGTCCACGGCCATGCATCGCATGTGATAGGACGCTTTGGCGCCGCCGATTGTTGCATTGATAGCCGGATTTCGGTAACCAGAGGAAACTTTAAGCACAAATGTGGGCGGTAGTTTATCAGCACTATTTAGGTCAAGTAGTAGCCCGTTTACTGCACCGATTAGTTTGTCTAGGTTTTCTTGCAATCCGGTGGGTAAAATATGATATTCAGCACGATTCATTAAAATTTTTTTGCGGTCTAGTAGGTCCATATAAGGGCACAGATTTTAGGTGGTTATGCTTGTTCTGGCAGGTTGGTCGCAAGGTGGGGGTAATTTTAGTGCTTGACTTTGCCTAACTTCTGCACTAACTTGTTAAAGGAAGTTCGCTTCTTTAGGGTACCGGTGTATTTAAAGCAATTTTAACAATAATTGTCGAACTTTTATACAAAATACACAAATTGTCTAGATTATATACATACCTGTCAAAAAGTTATACAGCCTAAATCAAACACGCACTACTTAATTCCGCGTATAACGCTCTATTCCTAATTCCTTAATAATATCAATATGCATCAAAAATGAGGTTGAATTTAATTTAACTTCCTCGAGGATGTTGTTTTTAAAACTCAAATCCCCCAAAATGCCTTCGAGTTTAAGCTTTCTTGAACAGGCTAGGCCAGCATAGGGCCTTATATATGGCTTTTTTCTTAAAATTAATCTTTTTTTTCACTTGCATTCATTAGACCTATATATTATTCTAGGTTTAGCAAATATTTACCAGAAAGTAGTAAATAAAATGAGCAAGCCATCGCGACAATGGGATATTAAAGGTTCCAAGGAAATTTTAGATAATTATAAAAAACCGAACGAAAATGTGGATATTGGAAACGTCTATTATGCAGCTACACAACTAGAAGCTGCCTACGACCGCTTGGCCGAAGAGAATAAGATTTTGAGAGAGGCCATTAAGAATATGCAAGGGATACTATCACCTAATCGAAAAGGGCATCATGTCAGTGGCTGCGAGACAAGAGCTATTGATGTGGGCTTTACCGCGCTCGCTCGCGTGGAGGTGTTGGAATGAAGAAATTCACATATTCAGATATTGAATCATGGCGCCCGTGCTATTCACCCGACAGATACCTGCCAAAAGACTGGGCCGGTACGGCATTAGAAATTCTAGATAAAAAGGAAATCCTTTTTCAAGACCGCCTATGGGTAATAATGCGAACTGAATTAGTATCAGAAAAACTCATGCGCCTGTTTGCAGTATGGTGCGCAAGACAAGTGCAGCATTTAATGAAAGACGAGCGCTCAATAAATGCAATTGATGTTGCAGAGAAGTTTGCGAACGGACTTGCAACAAAAGAAGAGCTGGCCACAGCAAGGGCCACAGCAAGGGGTGCAGCAAGGGCCACAGCAAGGGGCGCAGCATGGGGCGCAGCAGTGGCCGCAGCAGATGACGCAGCATGGGCCGCAGCAGATGACGCAGCAAGGGCCGCAGCAAGGGCCTCACAGGAAAATAAATTACGGGAGATGCTTATCGCTGGGGTTGAAAGTGGGGATACGAAATGAAAAGAAGCGAAATTTTAAAACTAATAGAACAGGTTATTCATGCGGATAAGGATAATTCTGATGTCCAAACAAAAGCCGAAAACATGCTTAACTCCCTAGAGCAGGCCGGTATGATGCCTCCGTGTTTGCCAGAAAACCATTGTCAGGCAATAATGCAAATTTACTATGGTGGGTACTCGTTTTATAAATGGGAAGAAGATTTTCAAAAAGACCCAAAGGTTGTCGAAGCTTTAGAGCGTATATTAAATCGAAAATCCAACAAATCAAAAGTGAGGGCCAAATGACACTCGAAGAATGCGTGGAGGGGTTGGAATGAAAAAAGCGTTACTAGGATTGATGAAAATAACGCTCTTAATTACTGGAATGGTTAAGGCCTTTAATGGTGACTGGGCTCAAGGAACTTTTTCACTTTTGTTAATTTTAATTCTGACCGACGCATATGAAAGGCAAGCATGACACTCGAAGAACGCCTAAAAGAAATCGAAGCGCGGGGATATGCCCAGGAAGCCACATGCACATGCGGCGCCGACGTCCCCGCCCTGCTCCGAATGCTTCGGCTCGCGATTCAGCAGAGAGACGTAGCTTTTTCCTATGCCTACAAGCCTCGGGACTATCACGTGCCTGAGGCAAACGAAAGACTCCTAAAAGCTTGGGAGGGGAAATGAGACAACCAGATGATTTACAAACTCCGAATGAATACCGCATTGCCCAGCTAGAGGCCAAACTCGCGGCGGCGGAAGCGGAGAAATTAAACTTGGCGGGACACATTGAAAATTTTCGCAAACACAATGTAGAGCTAGCTGGCGAACTTACCTTAGAACGCCAAATCTCGGCCATGCTGCGGAAGACTTTAGTTAAATTGAAAAAAGAGTACAATTCTCAGGGAAAAGTATTTCCAGCAACACTGTCCATAGCTCTTGTCAGGGAAAAGGTTATGCGGAAATCACAACTACTAAATACTAAAGAGTTCAGTAGCAAATTAGTAGGAGAAGAGAATGAGTAACCAAGAATTTCAGAAACCAGAAGCAGAGTATGTGCGCGAGATACGCGAACTACGTGCAGAACTTGAACAACTTAAGCAAACAAATGCCAAATTAACCAACTCCGTTGTAGAAACCCATAATTTAATTGAAGCAAACGTAAAACTTGAAGCTGAGTTGTGCTCGGTTCAAGATGCACTGAAATTTCAAGGAATGAAAGCTGACAGTTTAGAGACCAAATTAGAGCAAACCATGGCGGACGCAAAGGCCATGGCCGATGCGTTGGCTTTTTATGTGGACGAAAAACATGAGGTTGAGGTGGACATATTCGTGGACGCGGACGACAGCCACGATGAGGCGGGATTTTACAGAATGATAGACAATGGAGATAAGGCACGCGAAACCCTCACGCCAGAAATCCGAGAAAAATATTTAAACGCAACCAAGGGGAAAAAATGAGTAAAAAACAAAAACTTCTATTACTTATCACACTAGTTGGACTACTTGCCATAATCAGCAAACAAACCACGACCATTGAAAATTTAACACTAGCCCTGCCAAAAGCACAGCAAGCTGGACTTCAAATGGGTTTTGAATATGGGTGTGGAGTTGGATTCCAAGTTGGCAACGGGGCCCCTGCCGACTCAGAACCTTTTGCACCGGCCCTAGAATGGTGCGCAAAACAAGCCGAGGCTTTATATGGCCAATAAATACGAAATTGTGCTTATGTCACCGGACGGCCTACAACTCGTGTCACTGCCTGAAACCGCCCAATACTGGGCACTAAACAACCGTTCGGCACATATCGTGTCATTGCCAACATACGTGAAAATGCTTGTGCAAGAAGGCTGGACAGTTCTGGGTATGTTGTAAGCTTTTAAAATGGCCCCTGCAGGGCCTTATATTGGCATGGTTTTAAAGCAATAAAAGTCCTTGTTTTAAAAGTAAAATCGTGTTAGACTTGTATCGAGTTTGGGAGAAATCGGTAAATGAAGCACTTGCTATATTTAAAAGACGTTAAAAAGTTCTATGACCCGGCCAATCCAAAGGGCGGCCCAATCACCCAATCCACTGCATTAAAACGTCTTAGAGACTTGGACCCAAAGTACTCCGACGAAGTGGCCGCCATGCGCGAACTCACTGAAGCCATGGAGTGCGGAGTTAATTGGGCCGATTTAAAAGAACAAAAAAAATCTGCACAAACAATCAACTTTGCTTCCATTTACGAAGCCATGGCCCCTTTGTTGCCTTTAATGTTTAAAAAAACCACCAAAGGCCAAACTATTGCGTTTGTAGTTGCCGAGAATAAAGAAGTGGCAAAAGTAGAGTATCAGCATGAAGACAATCTAAAAGACGCGCTCATGCACCCAAACCGCGCACACATCTGGGCCGAGATTCGCAATTTCTACAACACCTCGGAGCTTCTAGACGGCCACCGGGACAAGCTGCACTTTGGCCCATTCATCATGACCATTATTAAAAACTGGCTCCTATATGATGAGCGGAAAATTCTAAGCGAAGACCCGGTGCAAATTTCCTGGGATGCCGACGAATACGCCTATAAAAAAATGAACTTGAGCCTACTAAAATCTGCACCAACACCCACCTGGGACGAGTTTTTAAGCAGGCTTGACTACCCCGATGTATTCATGGCTTGGGTATGGTCTATTTTTGAAAGCACCAACAACCTAAGACAAATCATGTGGCTTCGCGGTGCTGGTAACGACGGTAAATCAAGTGTGCAAAAAGCAATTGAGCAAGTAATTGGTCAAGACTATTGCTACTCCATGAAAGAAGGCGACGAAGAACGGCAATGGTTCCAAAATAACGTATATACCAAAGTACTTGTCAACTACGCGGACTGTAAAAATATGTTTTTAATCCAAAATTCCGGTATTAAGCAGTTGACTGGCGGCGACACTACGTCCATTGAAGGAAAAGGTGAAAACGCGTTTACTGGCAAAATCTACTCGAAACTATTTGTAACTAGCAATGTGCTTCCAAAAATCAACCCCGAACTGCGTGCACACACATCGCGGATTATTAAGCTTGAAGTACAGTCGCAACTAGAGGAAAAAAAGGACGCTGGATTTGAAAAACGGCTAACTGCTGAAATATACCCATTTCTGTGGCAGTGTAGAGCCGCATACGAAAAATATGCTTCACACGGCCATGACAAACTTATATTGCCTGCTGATTTACAAGAGAAAATTCTGACCGAGTGCGCGTCTGAAAGCCATATGTTTGTCATGGATTTTATTGAAACGCACATTGAATTCGGGGAAGACCTGCACTGCAAAGCTTCAGACTTAAATAAGCAGCTACGAGAATTTTTACTTGTGGATAAGCACTTACCGTCTAGCCAAGTCCGCCACTATGAGGAGCAATTTAAACAAAAAGTAGATAGTCAAGGGTGCATTCAGCGCAGGATTGAAATTGAAGGCAAACTACAAACAGTTTTTATTGGGTTTAAGCTAAAGGAAGTAAAATGACGCAAGAAAAATTCCTAAAACTGCTTTTTGACGACGGCCAGCAAACGTGCTTTGCAACTCAAGCTACAGGCTACAAAGTAAGCAAAATGCCCACTGAGCAAGACGTGTTTTTTTGCATTAATGCTTTGGACCCAAAAACAGATAAGCAACCAACCGAATCTTGGCACCGGTTTGACTTACCTAGACGCGCCGATTGTAACGTGGTGTGCTTTCGTAATTTTCTAATTGAGCTTGACAACATGCCCATAAAAGAGCAAATCGAGTATGTGACTGCCAGAGTGCCAGTGTCTTCAATTACCTTTTCTGGTGCTAAATCATATCATTTCATTATTAGTCTTATGACCCCATTAACCAGTCTAGAAGAATATCAGAAATTCGCCGCAGGACTACACAGACTGCTGGACAAGGCAGATAAAAGCACCAAAAACCCTTCCAGATTATCAAGATTACCCTGGGCCACACGACCAGAAACCGGATTAAAGCAAGAACTAGTTTATCTTGGGGACCGCATATATGCTTCAGACATGCCCAAATTCCCGGACTCTCCTTATAAAAAAGAGCAACCAAGACGCACCGACCACTTGTTTGTATCGCAGCAAATCCGGGAAGCCCAAAGCATAGGCCCGGACAGGTTCATTCAACTACATTTTACTGGCCGGAATCAGTTTTTCTATTGGCTACATAAGCGCTGTTCTGAGCTTAACCACACCAGAGAAGAAAAACGTAGACTTGTACAATGGTTTTATGATAAACTGGAAAACAAGCGTAATTTTAGCATTCGTGAGGCCTTTTTGGCCGCCCGGGTAAAAGTAGATTAAAGGCTTAAAGCAAGCTAACTAAACAGGATTTGTTTATGACAATAAAAGTGTTACTAAAAAAATGGTTTAAAGGCATGAAACAGGCTTCAAACCAAGTCCCAAAACCATTACCCAAGCAGGACCCCCTGCAAGAGTATATTACCAAACTTGGAGAAAAAGCCCGTGGATACAAACACTAAACCTGTGTTTAAGCCCCTGACTGAATCTATAGACGTGCAAATAGAGGCGGAAAAACCTACGATTGTGCTTAATCCAGGTGAGAACCCAGGCCTTACAAACACTGAATATCACAGCGAAAAGGCCCATTTGTCGTCTAGCAACCTAAAAGACTTGCTTACTGACCCTCAAAAATTCTATGAAGAAAAGATTTTAGGCAAAAAACGAGCAACTTCTGACCAGCCCCAGCTAGTCATAGGCAGTCTAACGCACTCGCTCGTGCTTGAACCTGAAACTGTGGAGAAAGAATATGCCTTTTTCGACGGTTGGAAAAAACAGGGCGTACTATATCAAAAATGTAGAGAAGAAAATCCAAATAAAGAAATTATTAGCAAGCCGCAGCGAAATGTGGCCGAGCGGTTAGCCAGAGCAGTAACGGCCAGCAAAACGGCTAAAAACTTGTTTGCCAATGGAGTGCCTGAACTAAGCCTGGCTTCTCGCATTCTAAACGTGCCAGTCAAATGCAGAGCAGACTACTTAAACGTGCCTGCCGGGTATATTGCGGACCTTAAAACCACGTCCCAAATCTCAGATGTTGACGCGTTTAAGCAAACCATGGAGCAATATAGGTATGATTTATCCGCAGCTTTATACTGCCAAATTGCCCACGACGTATATGGGAAAGTGTTTGACTTTTATTTTGTGGTTGTGTCAAAGGCAGACATGGGCTGCATGGTTTATAAGGCATCCTCGGCCACGCTTTCAAAAGGCGCGTCCGACATGATTAAAAGCCTGGTGCTTTATAAAAAATGTAAAGAAGCTGGTACTTGGGACTTGACAGTGTTAAATAAACCTGCTACATTGCTTTCTGAGGAAATTTTGGAGGTTTAACTTGTCCGACTATGAGCGCAGAATAAATCCACAACCCACCGAAGCCGACACTGAAGCAATTAAACAAGAGTTTGCTAACAAGTCGCAGCAAGAAAACGTAATGACGCTGCCAACCGACTCGCAGGAGCGAAAAAACTTTCCTTTAGCAAGCGGTTGCTTAAACTACTTTCCAGCGGCCATTGCTGGGGTGGCTAAAGTTTCTAAACTTGGAAACGATAAGCATAATCCGGGAGAACCCATGCACCACGCTAGGGGCAAGTCTTCTGACCACGCCGATTGTATTTTAAGGCACCTGGTAGACACACAAGACTTACTTGCCGCCTACATGAGAAAAACGGCAAATGTAGCACCAGAACAAGTGCTTTTAGAAGCTAGTCAACTTGCATGGCGAGCACTAGCATTTTCCCAAGAGCTACATGAAATGCTAACCAATATTCCCATGGCTCCAGGAGCTAAAAAATGAGAGTTTTGCCAACAGAACAACTAATTTTTTGTGACGTCGATGAAACGCTTATCGCCTGGGGCAAAATAAAAAAGCACCACCGAGCAATTGCCTATACTTGCCCGTACACAAAAGCACAACTTATGGTGCGAGTTCATGAGCCAAACCTAGCCATAGTTCTGGAACGGCTATCCAGGGGCGCTACAATAATTGTGTGGTCTGCATCAGGTTGGAAAAAAGCTGCCGCCGTTTGCCGTGCTCTTAACCTACATCATCCAAAACTTATTGTTACTTCCAAGCCAGTAGGATACCTAGACGACAAACCCTGCGAAGACTGGATGGGGCAGCGTATATATTTGGACCCAGATTCGCACTACGGAAAATAGTTTAAAAAAGTGTTGACTGGCATCAAAAACCGTGCTAGTATAAGCCAATAACAGCCTAATAAGGCAGAAAAAGGAGCAAAAATGCAAGCAAACTTTAAACCACTCGTTGACGACACTCGGACTAGCGATTTAGGTCCGTTGGTGGTTATTCGCGGTTATAAACAAGGCGGACTTATGCTGACCTTCAATGGTCCTGGCAACAAGACCGAAGAATCCTTGAAACCGGGAACTACTATCGAGGGCATTTACGAAGGTTCGAAAGAAGAAATCGGCCCCCGTGGTAAACCGAGCATTGAGTATAAAATTCGTGGTGACAACAACACCCTGTACATGCTCAAAGGTTGCTCAAGCTTGAATAATGCAAAAACTGGTCTTGCTGCCGTGCAAGAAGGTGCGCTTGTTCAAGTAACGTTTAACAGCGTGAAGCAAACCAAGTCAGGCAATGACTATGTTGACTTCGTGGTTGCCGTAGCTGATTCTGCAATTTAATATCCCCATTATCTTGGGGAATGTGTGCCCCTGCGCTTGTCCTCCCACAGCCAGGGGCTTTTTTAAGGGTTTTATGTTTAAACACAGATACAAACTAGCATGGGCCGGAGTAGTTGCTGTTCATGCTGTGTGGGCAGATTGGGGATTGACAATTGCCTGCATTCCTTTATTTTTAGCAACTGCGTTTTTTACGGAGCCATTATGAATGCGAACAGACTTGCCATGTTTTTAATTTCTCTTTACATTTGGGTGCTTTTAGGTATTGTAGGCGCACTAGTTATTGTTGTGCTTTCTGGATGTGGGCACCCAATTCGCGATTTGCACGATTTACAATCCAGGGCAGATTCCCAAGACGCACAAATATCTGTGCTGCAAACAGAATCAGCTCAATTAACTGCTGACTTAGCCATACTGCAAGCTAGGGTGCAAGGATTAGAAGATAACCTTCAAGTGTTTTCAGTGCAAGACCCCTGTGGAAACGGTCCTGGATTTGATGAGGTGATTTTAAGCACTAATATTGGACTAATTGCTTTTTTTGAATCGGGCACCAATAGGTTTTTAACCGTGCTTTCAAATGGCACGTATCAAACTACAGATGCGCAGCATTGTTTATTTACGGTAAGCAATGGTGTTATTCATTAAGATTTGCGTTTTTTTACTTGTACTTTTGCTCATTAAAGAGGTAGTATTTTGGCTAGAGGGAGACTAGACCATGATTATAGGAGGCACACTTGACCAACTTAAGGCTTTTATCAGACAAACAAACACACTTGCGTTTGACGTCGAGACTACGGGTGTTAACAAAAACAAAGATAAAGTTATTGGTTTTTCAATTGCTGGTCGTGACCCTAACAATCCCTCTGTTTATTGTGGGTACTATATTGGCACTTCTAGGTACGAGCATTTACGCAGCGGGCTTGTGGATACGGGCCATTTTTGCGACGCAATTGAAATCCTAAACCTGCTTAAAACCAAACAACTTGTGACGTGGAACGGGTCGTTTGACTCGTCTATGACTTTGCGCACTTTTGGCGTTGATATCAAAGACGCTATTTATATTGATGGCATGTTGCTTGCCCATACTACCAATGAAAATGAGTTTGACTACCGGCTAAAAAGCATGGCTAAACGTGTTTTTGGCGAGAATGCGGGCGCTGCTGAAGATGCGCTAAAGGCAGAAGTGCTTGCCGTTGGTGGAAAATGGACCAAAGAAAACAAAACTATGTATATGGCCAGCACAGAAACGCTCGGCAAATATGCAATCCAAGACGGTATTTTAACGCTCAAGCTTGTAGATGAGTTTTTACCCTATTTAAAAGCCGAAAAATTAGAAGAACTGTTTTATGGCGAAGTAATGCCCCTGTATCGCTTGTTTACAATTCCTGCTGAGCGCGGCGGCATTAAGCTTGACATGCCTTTGCTATTGTCTGCCCAAGAAAGCATTACAAAAGACATTGCTGAACTTGAGGCAAAAATCTTGCAGGCCGTGGCCCCTAACCTAGATTTGTTTAAGGCCTGGTTGCTGAATAAAGATTATCCCCCCTCCCGCTCTGGTGCGTTTATTCAAGAGTTTTGTAAAATTCACAAACCTAATCTTCCATCCACTAAATCCGGAAACTACTCATTGACTGCGGAAGCACTAGCCAGTCTTGAGCCTGGATACGTTAAACAAGTTTTGTGTAAAGATGCATATATGCTGCCGGAAGATGTGCAAGCTTGTCAGAACGCACTCTGGGAAGCAGATGGCAAACCGTGGTTTAATTTACAATCTAAGCACCACCTGAAAAAATTGTTTTTTGACACGCTAAAAGAAAAGCCACTCAGCACCACACCTACTGGCCAACCCCAAGCTGATGATGAGTTTTTAGAATTAATGACCAAAAAGTATGATTGGGCCGTGGATTTGCGCACCTATAATCGATTAAATAAGCTAAAAAGCACTTACATGGACCGATTTGTAGACGCCCAACACAACGGGCGGTTTTATCCATCATTTTATCAGCACAGAACCGTTTCAGGCCGGTTAGCTGGAGATTTGCAACAACTACCCAGGCCTATTGAACACCCAAAACCCGATGACGTGGTTGCAAAATACCAAAATCTTATTCGTGCGTTTTTTATTGCGGACGAGGACTGGGTATTTGTTGACGACGACTATGACAGTGCAGAACCTAGAGTATTTGCCCACATTAGTAATGAGCAAAAAATTAAAGACATTTTTAAGCTTGGCTACGACTTCTACAGCACCATGGGCATTAACACCGAGAAGTTGACCGGATTTAGTGCTGACAAAAAGGCACCAAACTACCTAGGAAAAGTGAATAAAGAAAAACGCCAAGCCATGAAAGTTTACGCACTGGGAATTCCTTACGGACTAGGCGGCTATAAACTGCAATATGAGCTTAACATTCCGCTGTCAGAAGCTGAAGGACTGGTATCCGGCTTTTGGGCGAATCATCCCGCACTAGCTAAAGAAGTAAAAAAAGCCCATGAGGAAGCCTTAACACATGGTTTTGTGCGTAATGAAGCTGGTCGCATAAGACATTTGGACCGGGCCAAAGAAATATACTCTCAATATGGGTCCGTTATCTTGGACGATTTGGAGCTTTGGAAAAAGTTTAACGACATGCCAGGCTTATATGCAAAAGCTAAGCAACACCGCCGTGAGCTTAAAAATTTGCTTAACAATGCGTTTAACTTCAAAGTGCAAGGCTTAGTCGCTAGTATTATCAACCGAGCCACTATTTTGATTGCGCAAGAAATTGAAAAACACGGGTTCCGGGCTAAAGTAGTGGCCCAAATCCATGATGAACTAATTGTGCACGCTCACATTGAAGACGCGGCCCGAGTTGGGTACATTGTACAGACCCGCATGGAAAGCGTATTTCCTTTGTCAGTGCACATGCCTGCCGTGCCTTCATATGGTAAAAACTTCAGAGACGCAAAAGGAGCCTAACATGCAGTACAACGAAACGTGGAAAAATTGCACTCATTGTGGCTTTCCAAACCCGCCCGGCAACAAAAAGTGCATGGTATGTAAACAAAAACTGTTGAGTGCAAAATGACTTGCCCTAAATGTGGACAAACTTGGGCATTATGCAGTTGTCCAGGGCCATTTTCTGGCCAACCGACTAGTGACCCGTGGACTGGTTTAAGCTCACATCCTGAGCACGAAGACCCGTTGCCCAGACCCGGACACCAAATTCCCATACCTGGGTGGGGTCGTCCAAACTGCGAGTGTGGTCAGCACGATGGGTTTGGAGTAAAACATAGTGATTACTGTAGGTTATCAAAGCACCCAAATCCAGAAGAACCTTTTCCGATTTTATTTGACAACGACGGCGATGATTGGTAAACTGCTATTTTTGGAGGGCAAAGTGATTAACAAAATGGTATTTTTAAAAGCAAGTTATGCTAGAAAAGCACTGAAAAGTGATTGGTTTTTTGAAGGATATAGCTCAGAATCTGATTTAGATGCCATAACTAGTTTTGATATTGATGTACAAATTTATTTAGCGGCAGCTATGGGTGGCCTTGTAAAAGGATTCATTAAATATCAAGGTGCAGACGACCACACATTTAGGGTATTTTTATGGATTCCAGGCACTGATATTAGCACTTATATGTATTTAGACAAATCTGATTTAGGAGAATTAGAATAATGAACATTTTTGATTTAAGACCAATGCTTATTGCTTTAGTTATTGGCTTAGTAATTGGGTCCATTGGTGGATGCTGGGCCACAAAAAAGCTCACAAAACCAGAAGTACGCACTGAAATTCAAGAAAAAGAAATTGTTCGCACTGACATTCGAACCGTGACCAGAACTGTTGAACGGCCAGACGGCAGCAAAGAAACAGTTGTTGAAACGGTGGATAAAACAAAATCAGTGGCTAGTAAACAGGCAGTTGTGGAAGTCAGCAAGCCTAATTGGAGCGCGGGAGTGGCTGTGGAAGCTGATTATAAACTTCAACCTGTGTATGAAATTGAACTTAATCGCCGGGTGCTGGGGCCTATTTTTGTTGGAGTTTCTGCCAACACAGAAGCAGAACTTGGTATTCGTCTAAACGTGGAGTTTTAACATGAAAGTGCGTATTTTTAGAATTTCAAGTTTGCCTTTAGAAGTAGTTGATTTGCAAGCACACAAAGAAGAGTGGATAAGCGAATACGATAAACTTGCCCTGGAGTGTGGCGAAGATATGCTTATGCTGCAAAAAAAGTGCGAAGAACTGGCCACAAAACTGCAAGAAAAATACAAGTGTATTGACAAACAGGAAATGCCAAAAAACCGCAAACAGTGGGCGGCACTAGTAGCAAAGTATGAGGCGCCTGTGCTTATAGCCCCGAGCGCGGAAAACCCAAAAGAGCTTGTGCTTGTAATTTGTGACCAGCCAATTTTAGCTTCTTAAAGCACTATTTGGCCAGATTAAGATTTTCAGGCACCGGGATTAAAGCAATTGTAATGTGTGTGCCGTCGTTGACAGAGTGGGTTTTTTTGCTGCTCAATTCCAGCACGTACTTGTCGTCTGCGTTTAAATTTGGTACGCCATCTGGCCAAGGCTGCACATGATACTTCGGCAAAAACAATATGTCGAGTAGCATTTTTTCCACGTTGCTCAAGTCTTCTGCCCGACTGCTTATTTTCCCCTGCTTATTGAATAACGCTGACATCTGAAAATCAAACGCAACAGAAAAGCAGTGCTCATCCTCTTTGTACGCCTCGCGAATGGATTTTAGTTTTTCTTGAATTTCGGCGCTGTGCAAACATTGAAACGCCCGGCGCTCCCAGTCTCTATAGGATTGCGTTTTATGGCGCCTATCACGGTAATAAACGGAATTGATTGAGAAAGCTTCCAGGGGCAAGTAAAAGTCAATTTTCACTTTAGGCTGTCCTTAGCCATGCCCCTGACAAGCCAGGTAGCAGACTATATTATAGCAGGTTTATTCAGGCTTGTCAAGTTTTTCTTCAGATTGGTCCGATAGCTCAAGCTCGCCACCCTTCAAGTCTATTTTAGCGCTTGTGAGCTTTTTAAACGTGTAGAAAACCATGCAAAGGCCAAAAAAGGCCATGGAAGTCCAGGTGGCGGTGCTAACTGGCCAAAAGTGAAGTGCCACCACACTTAACGCACTAAGGTGGAAGGAAACGGAAGAAATCCAAAGGCGGAACGATTTTTCGCCAGTCTGTGCGTCGTGGGCAAGTGGGACCCAGACTCCATTTTTAGTTATGTAATCAAGTATTTTTTTACCCATTATTTGGACCTGATTATCGGGCCAACCGGCTTTACAACTGGGGCGCCACGGGTTGCAAGCTTTTGGGCCATGGTCGGCTCGGTGCTTTTGTAGTTAAGCACTTTCATAGCTTCTTCGGCTCTTTTAGCGTTAACCAGTTTCTGCACGTCTTCTTGCACGGTAGGCACGGCCTGCTTCATGGCTTGCCCAACGTCGGCAGCAACTGCATTTTTGTTGAACAGGCCCAAAGCTTTTTTCACCGCCTCGGCCTTTTGTGAGTCGCTTGCCAATTTAGCGGCGGGTGCCGTGTGCTCTGCGGCTTTTAAAATTCCAGCGGCCTTACCAAGTTTTCCAATTTTAGAAAAAGGCAATCCCAATGGGTCTGCAAACACTTCTAACGCACCTACTCCAAATGCTTTGGCCATGTTTCCGGCAGTAGAAGTCTCAGGAATGCCAAGTTTTTCTGCTGCCCGCTCAACAATTGCCTGAGATGATTTTTCCGAATCAACGGGCGATTGTCCAGTGGCACCAATTTGGTTGGCGATTGCATTTAAAGCTTTACGTTGCGCATACCCTAGTGCGTTGAACCCTTTTCCTACCAAACTAGTCGATTCGCCGGTCGGATTAAATATGTCATTGAGTACTGGAGTTGCGTCTTCTCGGTCTGCGCCCTTTAAAGCTTTTTCTGCAAAATTAGTTTCCATTTCAAGTTCTTTTTTTGCTGAAACAGGGGCAACGATTTCTTTTGCAATTTCTCTTGTTTTATCAGGCCCGGCAACCATTAGCTCTTCAAGTTTAGCAAGTTCTTCAGGGCTGGAGGCAGTTAATGGAAGTTTTTTATTATTAGCAATTGCAGCGGTCAATGGAGCGTCATCAGCAGTAGGAGTTGGTGGAAATGTACGAAGTGCGGGATTTCGCTCCACTTCGGCAGCACTCATTGCTTTCCAGGCATCTTGTGCTTCTGCTATTTCTTTTTCCAATGGCATTTTCATTTTTGGAAGTTTAGGAACGTAGTTAGCCATGATTTCTTCTAAAGCGCTTAATTTACTCACTTAGACCCCCAAACAATGGCAGCAATAGCAATAGCCGTGGCGACCAACCAACCAAAAACTTTAGCCACAAGTTGAATTGCCAAAACATGTTTAGCAATCGGCAGCAACTCATCCTCGACTTGCGTGACTCTAGCCACATGAAACTCCAGCTCACTATTATATTTTGCAAGCCGCACATCTACTTTGTCAAGCCGACTATCCAGCTTGTCTAGTTTTGTCTCAATTCGGTTCAACTGGTCTTTAGTGTCGCTCATACGTCACTATTGCGGAGCCCGGATACTGGCTTTTAACACAATATCCAACGCTTTTTTAAACGCAACAATTTCTTCTTGCGTCTTTGGTATGGTTTTTAATATGGCCTTTGCCTGTTCTAATGTCATAAATCTCCCTTAATGCAGGTCTACCCATGAACCTGCGGCATGTACCTGTAACTTGTCTGTGGACGTATTATAAATTACCATGCCATTTATGGCAGTCATAGCGTCTCGTTGGGCCGTACTCATTCTTGATGGCAAAAACGCTTTAGTTGTAGACTCAATTTCCAATGCTACACTACTATTTGACACTGCATCCGTAGTGCCAATTTTAAGACTTCCTGCCATGTAGTTATTGATTGCAGGCGATATATATAACCCAAAAGAGCTAGTGCCTGGGTCACCAAATGGCAAGTCCATCGCAAAACCCTTAAGGACACCAATGGAAGTAACGCCGTTAGGTATGGCGACTGCTCTGCACAAATCAACTTCAGCTATGGAACCGCCAGTAGCAGTTGCGTCCAAACTAATAGCAAAAGTTGCCCCAGTAACTCGGTCAATTGTAGAACCAGTGCCCATAGACACGACTGCGGGTAAACCAAGCGCTGTGTAGCCCAAAAAGCTAGAAGTAAGGGTGCAGTTATCTCCAACAGTGAGCAACATGGCCGTGTTCACAGACAAAATATCCGTGCTAAGCGTTGTATTATCTACAACAGTGGGAGAAGTAATCAAGGTATCTAAAGAATTAACTCCAGATGGATATGCAGAAATGTCAACACTTGCAAAAGAGTTTAACTGCCCAATGCTTAACGCGCCCGTAAAGGTCAAAGCACCATTAATATTTACATCACCAGTCACATTAATTGCTCTGGCAGTGCCGGGAGCTTCTCCGCCAGTCATATTTGTGGCGGCTTGTGTTACTTGTGCGTTTGAACCAGTGCCAGTTATAACCGCAGTCACGTTGGAAATTAAAGTGAAGTTAGCCTGGATTGCGTTCCATACTTGGGTAGCGGTTGACACTCCGCTTTCGATTGAGACCGTAATGGCCGGATAAACAAAAGAAGCTACTTCGTTTCCAGCAGTTGTAGTGTCCGTATACTCAACCGTTATATTGTTGTTGTCACCGGGCTGATTAATAGTGTATGTAATGTCCTGAACAACTAAAGATGACTGAACACCAGCGTAGTTTGTTACTCCGCTCATATTTACGTCTAAGCCTGTAACAAAAGACTTATTAAGCGTAATAGATGGATGTACGTCAACCGCAGTCATGTACGCACCAGACGGGACTGTACCAATGTTTAAACCAATGTCCACACCTTTAACGCCGCCAGAACCAATAGTTGTAATATTCGGATACAGGCCTAATCCAGTGTATCCGGAATTTCCAGTCAATGTTGCAATTGTTGGATTAGCGTTAAATCCCGACATATTATGATTATTCGCAACACTGCCCACATTAGGACTAGCATTAAAAGACTGATATGATGGCACTTGAACAGGCAAATTTGCTGCGTCATAAAAAGCAGTCACATAAGTAGAAGAACTGATTGTAGCAGAAGAATTTGCGGAAGGCTGAAAACCGTAGCCCTGCAAAGGTCCAGACAAATTCACATTGGAATTAATTGTCCCAAAACCATAGCTATAACTTAGTCCTTCAACGTCAATAGGGTCGGTGCCATTTCCTATTTCGAAATTGCTATCTCGTAGTGCGATACCTCCCACATCTGAAGTGCCAATATGTCGTGCAAACACTGTATCAATTCTAACTGCAGTACCGCTTGTACCAAAATCAAAACCACTGGAGTCTGGGTCTATATCCACATAACTAGTGCGAGCATTTATAGTTGTGCTAGGAGAATTTTCGGTTGGAATAAGACCAAAATAGTCATCATTAATAGTATGGGATTCTGCATCACCAAAATTATCATCTAGTTCTTGACGTAAACCGCCATATATATTGGTCTGAATAGTCTCGTAAGATTCTACATCGCCAGAACTATTTTTGTGGACCAACTTACCATTTGTGCCCGTAATAGCTGCTTGTTTTTCAGAATCAAGTTCATTGATTGCAGTTTGCACGTCTGTAGCAGCGATAGTGCCTGCCGGAGTGTTGCTAATATTACTCGCGCCGTAGTCGCCGGATTGGCTAACCACAACACCAGTCCTACCGTTAAAACTGTCAACGCCCGCTGCAGGGCCTCCACCAGATTCAGCGGGGAGTTTTATGTACGTTGAAGACATATTACGAGCCTTTCACATTTGCGACTGCGTGAGTCAATGTTCCAGAACCAGAAGTAGCAGTCCACACAACTCGCACCCAGCGAAATCCGGCATTTTCAAATTGCCAAGCATGGTCGCCAGCGGCGCTAATTGTTTGTGCACTGTCTGCGATGTCAGTCCAATGCGAAATGCTTGCCTCTTGCTCAGCTTCACTCGCTGCGTCAATCCGGCCCAAATCATTAGACATTTGAAGCTTAAAGTTGCCTCCCGGCGAGCCAGTAAACACCAACTGAATGCTGAAATTGCAAATATGTCCTAGGTAAACCGGCTTAAGGTTAAAACTCGATGCCATTGCAGGAGTTGTTCTTGTGCCGTCTACATCCAGTAAATCTTCATTATTAATACGCATATGTCTTTCCTTCTTTCTTGCGTGTAAACAAAATTAGTTTAAAGCCTGTTACCAAATAATGCGAATCAGACCACTAGCACCGTCGCCACCTTTTAATTGCGAACCGAGCGTGGCAACTATTGTGCCTTGGCCACCGCCACCACCGCCACCAGCTCCAGTGGCCGCTCCATTTGACCCTGGATTTCCTAATGAGGAACTTCCAGCAGCACCACCAGCGCCACCAGCGCCATTGAATGCTCCAGAACCGCCACCACCACCGCCTCCGCCATAGCCCAGTGCTCCGCCTGCTCCAGGATTATGATTCACATATCCGGAACCTCCAACGGACCCAGCAACTGCGTTTCCAGGAGTTCCGCCTGTACCGCCTGCGCCACCGGCCACCCAAATACTACTAGTAGCCACAGACGAAGAAGCACTTGGTGCACTTCCCGGACTTCCACCAGGACCAGCACCACCACCACCACCAGCGGGCGCACCGCTTGCAGAAATTAAAATTGTCCCAGACCTGGAAACATATGAGGCACCACCAGCAGTTCCAGCACTTCCGGCTCCACCCACAATACCGCCATTACCTCCGGCACCACCAGCGCCAACAGTAACGGTCAAAGTTTCGCCAGGGGTAACTTCAAGTGCTGCACAAATAAGTGAATTTCCGGCTCCACCGGCTCCACCACCACCGCCACCAACTCCACCGGGCGCTGAGCCAGCACCGCCGCCCCCGCCACCACCACCGCACAATTCAACAAAAATTTGCGTTACGGAAGCTGGCACAACAAAAGAATTAGCACCAGCAACAGTGAAATCTTGATAAAACGGACCACCATATCGCAGTGCCACCCAATTTGCATCTTGATAAACCCACAAACCTTCAGCACGAGGTGTGCCGTCACTGTAATAAACATCGCCCTCGGTGGGATTTACAGGGTCAGATGACTGTGGAGCATACCGAATGCGTTTTTGTGTTGGTGATTTGCCTTGAAAACTCATTAGTAATACTCCTCAACAATAATAATTCCACCGCCACCGTTGCCACCAGCAGCTCCACCTGTTCCAGCCGTACCACCATTAGCAGAAGCTCCAACTGTGTAAGTGTATGTGCTTGCGGGAGAAGAAATAAATTTTTCCGCATATCCTCCAGCTCCGCCGCCGCCTCCAGCAATTATAGTCGCAGTACCGCCAGCACCACCACCACCTGAGCCAGAGTTTGCCGAAGCGCCGCCGCCAGCAGCGCCTCCATTGGCCCCACCAATACCTGCGCCACCAAAAGGTCCTGCTGCCCCCGTTGCACCGTACTGATTTGGGCTTCCAACGTTTGAATATGCCCAGCTAGCGGAGCCTGTAAAGTTTATGTCACCGCCAGAAGCATTGCCCCCAGCACCGCCACCGCCAGGAACTCCGCCAGTCCCACCATTTGCCGTGATTGAACCGAAACTAGAAGCGTTTCCATTTGTACCATTACCAGCACCAGTTCCACCACCAGAACCGCCACCACCACCGCCAAGAACTCGAACTTTAATGTACTGAGTTGCGGCGTTAGTTGTGAATGTGGCACCAGTTCCAGAAGTTAAAACAGTTACGTGTGGAACGTAAGAAGGATTCGCCACCCAACTGTGCGTCGTCCCATTTGTGCCGAGCACTTTTCCGCTGTTACCAGATTGTGTGGGCAGTAACGCATCCATAGCAGAACTTGCGGAAGTTTGCCCAGTGCCACCTTTAGAAATGCTAAGCGTACCGCCAATATTATCAAGCGTTAAACTGGCTTCTGCCACATCTACAGTCGGATTACCAGCAACTCCATTTCCATTTGACACAGAAACTTTACTAGAACCGGCAGTGATTGTGCGTGCCGTGAATGTATCGGCAGCAGTTTGGGCCATTAAACCATTTGTGTTGAAAGCAGCAAGCGCAGTGAGCGTGCTGTCGAGTGGCTGTTTGTTCCCCAATTGCGTTTGTATTGAACTAGTGACTCCGCTTACATAACCAAGCTCAGTGCTTGTAACCGCAGACGCAGCAACTTTTCCAGACGCGTTACTTTCTAAAGCCATGTTTGCAGTTAAGTTGGACGTAACAATACTAGATGCACCGCCAGAAATCGCAGCTTGCGCCCGGGCGTCTTCAAAATAAAGATTGGTCGCGCCTTCAGCAACATCGTCGGTATCTAGAACCACAACTCCGGCTTGACCATTCACGCTTGTAACCGCGTCGGTCATGTCCCATTTGTCCCAAACCGAGCCATTGTTAACTACTTTATCACCAATATCAAAAGCTATTGCACCCGCACCAAAGTTTACCGACCCGGCAGCAGATACTTGATAAAGCCAGCCTGTTTTTCCAGTGTCGGTGTTAGCAAGTGTAGGTGTGTTGGTGGCGGCACTCCATGTGCCTTTGTATACAATAGGGTCTGGAAGCGCAGCAATAAGCCCCGCAAGCTCGTCTGTCGCTGCTTGCAGTTCATCCGCAGTAAGACCAGACGTGGTATTGTCGTATTTAATTTCCGACGCTTTGTCAAGTACGATGTCAAACTGGCCGCTAATTCCGTTGTATTTAATTGCCATAGTGGACTCCAAAATGGCACTCTTTGTACAAAGTTATCATGACGCAACAACTCCTGTAACCCTATCGGAGCTGTCATATGAAAGTGTAACTGTCAAAACAGTGACCGTAGCCAACTTATACACAATTTGAAAAATTTCTCCAGCGCCGTTTCCAGCCACTACATAACTAATGACCTGTTCATCAAATTCTACAGGAGCTAGGCTTCCGGCAATTCGTGCATTTAAAGCATCAACTGCCGTTTGAATATTGTTTGAGGTGTTTTGAATGCTAGATAATGTAGACTCTGTGGCAAAATCTGTGGAACTTATTGTTATCAACTCGTTAACCGCACTTTGCAACGTATTTTCTTGCGCAGCGTTAGCGGGAAGCGGAAGCGAAGCAGCAGACACAGGCACAGCCGTGGCCCGAAGTTGTGCATCCGTAAGTGGACCAGACACAGGTACCGGCGTGGCCCGAAGTTGTGCGTCAGTCAGTACCGTGGAGGTTAGCGTTTGAATTTCAGTTACTGTGTCGGCAGTGTTTGTTTCAACTTGAAGCAGTGTGGCTTCGGTGGCAAGTCCGGCAGTGTCAATTGTAACTGGTGGGTATACGAACTGAGCCATGTTAGCCTCCAACCTGTTTTAAGGTGATAATGGCATCCATAGAACCGGTTCCAGATGTGGAGGTGTATTGCAGTCTAATGTCGGTAAAAGGCATTTCATTGAAAATAAGCTGGTGGTCGCCGGAAGCGCCACTAATAGCAATTGCAGAGCCCATGCTCAAGTTGAACCAAGCGTCGTTGGCCCCATTACGGGCTTGTACAGTCACAACTCCAACCGGACTTGCACCCGCCCAGGACAAATGCACCGAGCCTTTATCCATATTTTGCACATTTACAATTTCGGAAGTTAAGTTGCCAGACAAATCTCCGGCATCAATCATCGCGTAGGAAGCGACTATATTCTTTCTGGCCATTTTGGTCTCCTTTTGGGTTAAGCCTTTTTGGGGCTAGATGAGCTAATATTGCCCGGCCAGGGGCATACAGGGGCTCATATAGGTGCAGTTATTAGGCTTTACGACCTATTAGCTGCTGCACGCCAGATTCAGACCGGCCTGCCATGTTCATTTTGTCCATATTGGCCTGGGCCGCTGCCTGTACGTTGCCATTGGCCCCAGAAACGCTACCAGGTTGGGCCTGGTTTTGAGCTTGTTCAGGGGCAAAATTTTGCTGCAAACCAATAATAGATTCGCCGGTCAACGACTCATCAGCAGGAATATCAAGCAAAATACCAAGTTGTAGTCGCTTTTGATAAGGCAAATCCGGATGTTCAGAAATTTGCTCCATTACCGCCTGCTGCGTTTCTCTATATATTTCCGGGTACACATATTTAATGGCTTCGATATGCTCTCGGGTGACGGTACCTTGTTCAAGCTCAGCAAGCACTGACAAAGGCTGCTCCACGGCTTGCAAATAGCGCTCAAACTTTGCCTTTTCCATGCTTGTAGGCTCATATTCACGAGGAAAAAGCATACGTGCAGGTCCGGAATCCATGTGCTTTGGCATCTTGTCATTTAAAAACGTGACTGCCCGCACGATTTGTTGTTGTGCTTCAAAACCCATGGTAGGCATGGACTGAAGCAGCGGTCCTAGGTTTTTAGCCAGTTTATCAGAAAGCACATCAGGATTAGCAAGCGACGCTACATGCGACTGAATATTTTTAAACGCAACTTTGTCGTTAGCTGGCTTTTTATTGTCATCAGATAGTGCAAATCCCGACTCGACTAAGAATTTCAAAGAATTTAATTTTGTAGGCCGGGCCGATTTTTTAAAGAAGTTTGTAACTGAAGATTTAACAAAGTCTTTAACTGACCCGACGCGCTTGCCAACCGACTGCTGGAGCACTGCGGTTCTGCGCATGTCGTTGAGCAGTCTGGGGGACTTGTTAATGATTTCAGTAAGAGCAAGAGCAGGCTTCTTAAATGCTTGTTTCTTAAGAGAAGACTGAATAGTAGTACCAATATGAAAAGTATTATTGGCTTCTTTTAATGCAGAAGCAATTTCCTTAATTCCACCATCACCGCGCGCCGCAACAGCTTCTGCCGCCTCATCAACTATATTTCGAATTTCAGAACTAAATTCTTTGGCTAGTTGTGCACGCCAGTTTTGAGCCTGCGCACCCGGAGCGTTTTTTGGTGCCCATACGAATTTTGCTTCAGATTTTCGCAAATCATTTAATTCTTTTAAAATGCCAGATGTTGGACCTTCGGAAAGTCCCGCCGCTCGTGCAATTGCATCCATAGACTTTTCAGTGATTGTATTGAATCTGGTGGCCAAATCTTTTTCAACATTTTTTAATTGACGCAAAAGTCCATAGTTTTGACTTCCGCTTTTACTAAGTTCTGCCCTGGTTCGGTCAACAATGGATTGAAGACGTGCACGTGGGTTTAAATTGTCTAAAATTTCTGGATTTGCAGTAACTTCTCGGTCTAAAATGTCAACATACTCGCCAATTGCCTTACCAGCGCTATTTACGACTTTGGTATTTACGTCTGCGGCAGTCTGGCCAATCTTTTTTTCTGCGCTAACAAGATTTTTTTCAACGTAGTCTACAAGTTTATCGCTAAATCGATGACCTGCCGAAGCACCTTCGTCAAGTTTAGCCATTGCTGATGGAGATAGCCCCACCCACTCTTGCGCGGCCCGAGTTCTACTGGTTAAGTATTCACTTGCATCTTCCAGGCGCTGCGCTACTCCCGTTATCTTTCCTACGTTTTTAATAACAGGAATTGTAGCAGACCCAAGACCAAGTGCGGCCCCGAATCCTCCGCCAATAAGTGCCCCAGGCCCAACATGGCTTAGCAGCGCTTCGGCACTGAATTTTTGATTTTCTAAGGCCATTTCGGAAGCATATTGACCTGCGCCAAGCCCGGCACCAGTCACGGCCTCACTAACAATTGGAGCCACAATTCTTTTTGCAGTTTCACTTGTTAATTTTTTGCTTGCCGCTGCTCCTGCCGCCTCACCAACCGTAGCTAACTTACCCACTGGAGAAAGCAGTTTACCGGGACCAACAATCCCGGCTGTGAATCCGCCAATTTCTCCCGCAAAACTTGTTTGTGGATTTTTTTCTTTATACTGCTTAAGAGCTTCTGGGCTCATGGCACCAGTCTCAGTCAAAGCCAAATCGCTTAAACCGCCAGAAGCTCCTCGTGCAAGTGCAAGTGCTGCCGCCGCCGCTGGATTGTCAAATTCCTTAGATAACTTTGTTTCTTTCTCAATTTCGGATAATTGTTCAGGCGTTAAAGTAGCATAAGAAGACGGGCCCGCATCTTGCGTGCCTGACTTTGCTAAAATTGCTTTTTCTTCATCTGACAAATTATCCCAAGCCATGTTATGGTCTTCCTAAAAAGAAACGGGTTGCGGCGTCACCTGCGGAAGCGGGGTCCATCCCTGATTGTCTAAATTTCATGTATACTTGTGCACGTTGGCTAGGCGTCCATTCTTTGTTGATAAGATTTCTAGTTTTAATAACCAAATCTCCTTCAAGAATAGCTCGCATTGCGTTCATACGAGCCTCTCCGAGAAAGTCTAAAGATGTGAGTTTTTTTGGGTCTCCAACTGCCTCTCTTAAACGTTCATATTCTGCGGGAGTCATTGCACCAGGTCCAACAACAGCTTCTCTTAATCGGCCAGTGAGCGTGATTAATGTGGACTCAATCATAGCCCTTCGTTTAGGGTCATATTTACCACCATTTTTCATTAAATCATCAATAGTGTTAAACATCTGTAGGGCAGCTTCGTTATCTGACCTAGCAGTTTTCCACTCTTTAAGACCGCCGTCAGCACCAGTAGGAACAATATCTTTTTTGCCATTTGGAAACACAACTACTCGCTCAGAAAAATGCTTATACTGTTTGTCATCGCCAGACGCTGCTAAATTTGCCAAAGCTTGGTCGATTTGTTGATTATGCCTAGCAATTTGAGCACGTTCTTGCGGAGTACCTTGTATAGGAATTCCAGTAGAACTTTGAACATTAGCTAAATAAGTAGTGGAAGCCGTGTTCTTGTACGAAGCAGCCATTCTTTGCATAGTTTGGTCAAACGCTCCGGCGATTTTATCATATTCAAGTTGTAGTCTGTCTTGTGTGTTTTGGTTTTGATAACGGTTATTTGCAGCGGCAACCACGTTTTTAGCACTGTCGAGAAGTTGTGCGCGTAGTTGAAGCTTTTGCTCAGCAGTCAGCTTGTCTTTTTGCGCTTGTCTATCGGCTTCTGCGTCTAAAAGTTCCAATACTGGGTTTTTTGCAGCACCGGTCAAACCTTGAGACAATCCGCCAAGTGCAACTGCAAGTCCAGCAAGAATTTTATTGCCAAACGAACCGTTACGCATAATTTCGCCAAAACTTCCAGCACGAACATACTCAGCATCGCGTTTGTCCATTGCTGACATTTCATTTTGGATTGCTTGTTGGCGGACTTTTTCTTGTTCTAAATAATTTGCAGTTTCTTCTTCAGCAAGTTTTTTAGCCTCACTATCTGCGATTTTTCTCCTAACGGGAGCAAAATGACGTCTAATTGACTCCATTGCCTCAATTTCTGTGGGGGTAGTTGCCACAGTCATTTCTTGCACAACTTGCTGAGGAAGTGCATCATTTATAGGCGCAGGGCTTGGAACAGTTGGAGCAGATTGTTGAAGTACGTTGGAAAGTTGCTGTCTTTGCTGCTCTTCTTGAGCCAATTTTACAGCGTATGGGTCATCAGGCGGTAAAATTTTTGCTTTAGGCTTTCCTGACAAATATGCGGACAAAGCTTGTTGCTGGGGACTTGTAAGCTCGGCAGCGGCCATATTCAATGGCTCTGTTGCAACATTATTATTTTGAAGCATTTGGACGTCTTGGATAGCCTGCTCAACAGGTGGGACAACCATCCCGGATTGCACTGCTTCTTGTTGCAGCTCAATGGGTAACTCCGACAAATTATCCACGGCAGGCGTAGCTGCATCTAATTCTGCTGGGCTTAAGTCTTCCGATTCGTTTGCCATGGTTATTCCTTATTCTCAAGCTTCTTAACACGTTTATGTAGTTCGGCATTTGCGGCTAATGACGCACCAAGCGCCTGCGCAATATCCACTGATTTTCCAGCAGGTCCAGGCTTAACCATAGACTTGCCAAGTTTTGATTTTTCCAAATCTTGCGCCATTATACCAACTCGGTGGCCAGGCGCAGCTCCTGGAGCAGACTCATTTTTGTAGGCAAATTCTCTAGCCGCTAACGCTTCCAAAAAAGAATTTACAGAGTTGCTTGCAGGCTTGATATCCTTTTTTTGCGTTTTGTCACTAAGCATTTCTCCCACAGCACTTCCGGTAGCTTGTCCGGACTGTTGCCCCATTTTCGCACCACCAGGCCCGGCCATTGCTCCGCCAATCGCACCAACAGTTCCGAGCAGCGCTCCGCCCATTTGCCCAGCAAAAGCCCTATCACGGGCAGCTTGGTCTTGCGCGTTTTGAAACCGCGCTTGCTCTGCTTGCGCCAGTATTTCTCCAGGTTGCATTACTTGTTGCAGGTCTTGCTGCTGCTGCGAATTAGCCAATTGCGACAATACATTTTGAGCCTGCTGCTGCTCCTGTGCTTGAATAATCGCACCTTGCTCAGCCACATTTCGTGCACCGGCACCGGCCTGAGACATTAAAGAGCGCTTTGACGCAGCAACAGAAGGTCCTCGGGCCGCAGACGCAGCAGCGAGAGTTTGTGCCAAATTCCGGCGAGTGGTTTTTTCCAGTGCTTGCGTGCCAAAGCTTGGACCCTGACCTTGAGACGTGGCTTGAAGCTCAGAAATAAGTCGTAGATTGTTTTCTCTAGACGGCGCTACTCGGTTTTGCACCGCTTGTCGAAAGTCGGTACGCGCAGTGTCAATTTGAGGACCGGCGCCTTTTTTTCCACCAAAAATTTTTCCCATGGTTAGCCTCGCTTCTTAGCTTGAAGCACGTCTAAAAAGCTTTTTGGAGATTTTTTGTCCGACTGCTTTTCTTTCATAAGTGCTTCTACAAAAGTTTTGGCTTTGGCAGGTGCATTTTCAGCTTTTGTAACGGAGCGCGGAAGCACAATTTCGCCAGGACTTAGCATTGCAGGCACAACATCGTTTTCAGGATTATCTCCACCTTCAGCATAGCCCGGCACTTCACCGCCACACGCAGCGCTCAACACATCACTATCTTTGTTGTCAGGGCTAGACTTGGAAGCAAGTATTTTACCGCCCATTCCAATCATGGTGCCTAGCAATCGCCGTTGTGCATCAGTGTTAGCATTAACTCGTTGTACATCTCCAGCAAATCGTTTTAGTTCTCCGGTAGCAAGCACTTGACCTGGTTGCATAACTTGAGCTAAATCTTGACCTTGTTGCGAAAGAGCTGTGTTGCCACGTAAAGCTTGTAAATTAGCAATTTCTTGCGCACGAGCTTTACCAGTGGCTTCTGCCAGGCTTCGCCCAGCAGCTCCGCTTGCCGACATAAGTGCGGATTGAGCAGGCACTCCACGAGAAGCAGCGGTAGCAGCAAGCAACTGCGACAGGTTTCTGTTTGTGGCGGCACGCATTTCCGCATCAGCAAGCGATGGACCTTGTCCCCCAGTTTGCTTTTCAAGTTGCTGGAGTAGCGCAAGTTGAGCGTCTCTTGCAGGCTTAACCCGGTCTTCAACCGCTTGTCGGTAGTCCATTTTGCTCATGTCGAGCCTTGGAACAGATTTTTTCTTAAAAACAGAACCCATTATGTGTCCTTATGGCTTTTTAGTTTTTTTACAAGGTAAATAATGTCTTTATCGCTAGACTCTAGTTCAAATCCACATGCTAAAATTGCTTTAATACTGACTGTGGAACCGGCAGCGCCAGGAGAACAACTTCCAAGCACTTTGCTAAATCCCATTTTAAGCGCTGTTTCTTCTACGATTTCCAAAATTTGGCGACCATAACCAGTTTTACGCATTTCCGGTGCCACATAAATGTCTTGTAAATATAGGCAGTCCTGAAGGGGTCGCACAATTGCAAATCCATGCTCCAGCTCCAGGATTTCAGCGCCTTCTCGTTCCTTGATATAGGCTTTCCACATAGGAGCTGCATTATAGCACACTTTTTCAAGCATGTCAAGAAACTCCTTTAATTTTTGCCTGACCAGGCTTATACAGTCCTTTTTTGGTTCCGACTTCCATGGTCAAAGCGCTTAAACTCAGTCCTTCCCCGGCCACGGTTTGCAAGTCCTGGAATTGCAGTTTAATGGACTGGCATTTCTGCTTTTCAAAGTCAAATCTGGCCTGATAGGGGCTTGCTTCACCGCCGTACACTGACTCTTCGCCATAAGGACTAACACTGCCATAAGTACTACCGGACACAATATCAGGTACCGGATTAAGAATTTTTTCATGGGTCCACGCATTCACAAAGTTATAAGCAGCCCGGACTCGCAGTTGATGGGTTGACTTGTAGTCCCCCAAAACGAGCATTTTATAGGCCCGTTGGAAGCCTTGAAGCCCAGCAACGCTTATCCAGGCCGTTTCAATTAAAATAGATATGGGGCTACCGTTGTCTGAAAAACTAGTTGCGTTTTCCTTGAACAATGACCCGTCTGTGCGGACATAATAGTATGAGGTGCCGACTATTTCCGCACTTTTTGCCTGGTGGTTGTCAAACGTGCTCCAAAGTCCAAGCAAATAGTTGTAAACCAGGCAATCGCCGTCTAGGGTGGTAAATCGCACTTGGTTGTTTGTGCTGACCAGCTTGGCGCTTGTGATTGTAAGTGCGTTATATTCTTCAACCGGGGCACCAATATATTGAAGGCTCATAGACCGGCTAAGCAAATAAATACCTTTACTGCTTTTAAACATAAGGCCATTGGGGGTAAGCACTACGCTCGACGGGTCTGTACAACCAACGTCAATAGCTACTCGCTCAGGTTCAGTAAACGAATCTTGTTGACCAAGGTTATTAGGTCCGCTACCCGCAATAAACAGGATTGCCGACTGCTTAAACACAACCATTTTTTCGTCCATGCTTGCAAGCGCAGTCACAGGACCACCAATAGCATCAACCGGCTTTACAAGCGCAGGATTCCATTCTACAGGCTTTCCTTGGTCTCGGATTTTGCTATAAATAAGCAGATTGTCGTCTTCAGCTATGGCAAATATGCGGTTAGAAGACGTGTGAACTGCAAGCAGTCTAGCACTGGGGGCCTGTCCATTTGCAAGCACATCCCCCGTTGTATATAGGGGCAGCTTTGCAATAAGAGTTGAGTCCGCTTCTGTGCAAGTTATTGTGACCGTGTCAACAGTAGTGTCGTTGGAGGCACTGGCAGTCAGATAATAAACTGACCCAGACGCTTCGGTGCGGTAAATCTCAATAGTAACTTCTGACTTATCTGTTAGTCTGTAGGTTGGCACTACTATTTGTTGCGTTTGAGTAGACCCGCCAGCAGCAAGCGTTACATCCAAATTAGGCGACGGCGTACTGCGATGTTCTTGGCCATAGTTATCTGTCCATTTATACACTGCAACAAAACCGTAGTTGCCATTGGACATAAATCCGCCAGACGCAGCATTCGTACCAGCAGTAATAGCGTCAGGGAACATGTTAAAGCCGTGTTCAACCAGTTCATCACCGTCGTAAGCACGTAACAGGCCGCCAGAAATGTGGAGGTTGTCCCCAAGGGTTGCAGTTTGCAACGGATTGTCCTCAACGTGACTAATAACCGTGCTTGCAACTCCTAGCACACTAAAAAAATCTTCATTTTCTGCTTGAATTCGAGTGGCGTACCGTGAACTGATTAGTGCCTGGTCATCGGCAATCTTCATTGTATGCGGCAACGAGCCCACAGTAATAAGTCCAGAACTAGTTTCAGGCGCCGCTTTTGTAACAACATTAGCAGATTCATCTAGAACAAACGCAGTTGATTGAAGTTCGGAGCCAAACACAGTCGGAATAAACGAGGCAGTCCCCACATAATAAGGCTTAGACCAAAGACCAAGCCCACGCACAAACACACTTGGTGCCACGGTTACCGCACCCATGTTGTCAATTTGCGCAGTTTTTATGTAATTATATATGGGACTGGCACCGGCAACTTCATACCAAAGCTTATATTCGCCAGATGCAGTTTCCAAAGCACCAATAGTTGCGACTCCAGCAGTTGCGTCAACCACCGTAGAGGCCACAGTTATTGTTGTAAGCAGAAAATTAACTTGAAGCACTCGAAGCTCAGTTGCCGAGGCAAAAAGCACATTAATCCGAGATGCAGAGTCAGCAAGCACTGTTATGGCCGCAGAATCAGGCGTAGTCGGGACTCCAAGCCCTGTTCCGACCGTCCCGTCTGCGTTTATTCCCACAATCCGAAGTCTGGCGCCAGCTACCGAACTATTGTAGGCAAGAAAAATCTTATTTTGAACTGTTTCAACGTCCCAAACTTTTCCAGATGTGTTGAGATTGTTTGCAACTGGCACCACGGTCTCGGCAACTTCTGGCATGGTTAGCGATACGCGCCGCAGGTTAATTGTCGCGCCACTAGAATAAAAGATAAAAGCCACATTATTAACTGCAACAACTTTTACCTGCTCGCCCGCACCCAACAAGTTGTTAGAAGCCAAAAACGAGCCGTTGGTACTGTCTTTTATGCTGTATCGGGCCTCGTTTGCAGCAGTGGCATAGGCGTGAACTTCTAAATTGCCAACAACCACCACATCCGAAGACACACAACTTGACGCTGCGTTTATAACCGGAGTACTAGTAGTATAAACTGGATAAACTGGACCTTTTGGAGCCAATTTCTGCACAGCGTCGGAAAAACTATAGAGTACGTTGTCTGAAAATATGTCCAGTTCGTTTTTAAATGTAACAATCTTTTGTGCGGAAATCAAATATTCATTACCGACCGTGTATAAAGGCACAACATCATAACCATTGCGTTTTTTAATCGCAGAAATGGTTTCGTACGTTACGTTTTTGGCCTTCCGAAACGTGGCAAGCAATTGCTGCTTGGGGTCAGTTTTTGTATCGATTCCTTGTCCAAATTTGACCGGAATCAATTGAGTTTGAAGTGCCATTTAGTCCTTTAAAAAACTTTATAACCGTCAACGCCATTGCCAACAAAAAATAGCGCTCCGCCGTCCGAAGTAATAGTCACAGAAGCCGCACCGTCAATGGTGTCGCTGCCGGAAGCAAGCACAGTCAGAGTGTTTGTTTCGCTGAGCAACGATGCATCTTTAACAACATATAAACGGCCCGCCGACACAGAACCAGCTAAAGGCAATGTTATTGACCGGGCAGCACTGGTATCAACGTCCAAAAATACATAAGGGTCGCCAGAACCAACAATCAAATCAGTGTTGACTTCAGTATATTGCACAGTCTCAAGGCTTGTTGGCGTGCTTACCACGCTGCCACCTGACGTAATCTGTACTGCAATGCCAGAGCCGTTGGTAAACCACAAATCGCCAGTCGAACTAATAGAATTTTCCGCACCAATACCAGAAACAGGGCTCACAAGCTCATTAAGTTGCAAACTGGGAATATTGTCGAGCTTAAAGCCATTCATTTGCAAATCTGCGTCAATATTTATGGCCGCAGTTACAATTTTTCTACCTTTTCCGGAGGTGTGGTCATGTGCGTCTACCGACTCCAAAGCTGTGTTTAGTTCTTCAGCCCAGTCCGGGCCAATAGTCACAGTAGGAGTAGGAAGTGAAAGGTTCATGTATGGAGTTGCCATTAATATACCCAAATATCTATGGTCGTTGTAGCGTCTGTCCAGAGCAACAGCGACGATTTCTTAAGTGCGTTTGTATCTTGCGTGTCCCAAATTTTACTTTGCGCTCTATTTCTAACAACGATGTAGCCCAAAATCTCACGACCAAGCTTATGTGACACTTGGTTTGCACTTCCAGGAACTAGTTCAATGCTCTTTAACTGCTGCCCATTTAGCAACGAGCATAGCATAAACGGAGCAAAAAACTCATCTAGCCGGTCTTGCAGTGCTTGCGTATCCGGACTGGCATTTGCAACTTTTTTAAAGCCGCGTATGCCAGACATTAGTACCGTCCAAAAAGTGAAGTTTCAGTCTCTTCTGCGTAAATATCAGTCACAGATTCAGGCTCATTAACGTCTCGGTCTTTAGCCAAGGCTTCAATTCGTCTTTTAAGCTCTTCTTTTTGAGCCATGAGCACGGTGACGTCGGATTCTTGCTTGTTGAGCATTTTAATCGCAACATCAACAATCACATATTCTGCAAAACCATTAATGTCGTCAAAGGTGTCGGTATCGTCGGCAAGTGTTTGTGCCACTGGATAGTAAAAAATGCGAAAAGTAAGCCCAGAATCGGGCGTTCGATTAAGACGTAGTTTGCTTCCAGTCAGTCTATACTCTAAATAAGGTAGACCAAACGCAGAAAGTACTGTTCCGATTTCTTGTTCGTTGCGTCTATTAAAATTAAAACGCTTAACAGTCGCCCAATCATTGCCAGTACCGCGCTTAACATCCACGCCCCGAAGCTTGTAGAACTTGGGCGCAGCAGAATAGTTTGTGCCGTTTGGCAAATCATAGGTTAAAGAAGTTGTGGCAGCAAACTGCACTTCTTCCAGATAATAGTCTTCGTTGTAAGCGGCAATAAGCAAATCATGCAGCTCAGCAATGGAACTATTTATATAAGCAGTGAGTTCAGCGTCACGTACAAACGTGGAATCTTCCATGTCTGAACGCTGCCTAGCTTGTGCTTTTAGCTCCGCAAGGGTAATTGACATTTAAAGTCCTAGAAAGCTAAACCAGGCCAGTTAAAGCCTAGCCTGGTTTAAAAAGATTATTCAGCCTCAGACTCTTCAGAAGGTTCGCAGTCTTCACACAATGTGTAAAAGGACTTCAAAGCTTCCGCAAGAGCTTTCGCGTCTTTTTTCTCAAAAGCAGACATGATTTCTTCCGCAACATAGGAAAGCTCGTCTTCCGGTTTTGGAGCCTGTTCAGACTCCATTTCCGGGTTGGGCTTAGCCATGCTGGCGATAATCATAGTCGCCTGCTTTTTGTTTTTGTCATCCGACATCATCATGTGGACGTCCGATTAAACAACGCTAGAATTTTTAAGGTCAATGCGAATATAAAGAACGCTTCCATTTGCCGGGTCCGGAGAAGAAGCAGCGGCGTCTACAGTGTGAAAACTGATTGTTTTTGACGACGCGGTTGCCACAGCTTCTGCGTTAAGCACATAATGAAGGCCTTGAGTCCCAGCTTGAAGTTGGGTAATAGAAACGTGCATCAAACGATTGTATATATCTTGTAGCACAATGTCATAGTTTCCTTGTGACGTTCTGCTAACAGAAGCAATACCAAGACCGTGGGTAAGAGTGGGTGCTCCAGAAGAGCCAATAGCCACTTCAGCATACAAGCTTTTTACTTCTTTTTCCAAAGCCTGAAAACGATTGAAATTACGGTTAGCGATAGATTTATCCTCTTTCGTTTAGTCTGGGGCCAACACAATTGTTGCCGCAGCTAAAGAATATTATTCTTTCACATAGGAGTATTTATTAGGTAAAATGAGCAAAAAATGATACAGAGCAGATATAAAAAAGCCCCCTGAAGCTCATACTCCAGGAGGCCAAACTAGTCTAAATACCCGAAAGTATTAGCTAAGTTTAATGTTGACGTTCCAGCCCGGAGCGCGGCAACCTAATTGAGCATAGTACCCAACGCGGATTTGCACGCCATCGGCGGCAGCTTCACGCAGCATTTTCAGACCATCAGTGTCCAAAATGCGCGGAGCTTTACCAAGGCTGTAGAGCTTCCACACGTCCATTTGGAGCATGAACGCACGGCCAGCGGGACAGTTTTGGTCAGGAATAACATTAATCGGACCACGGGGACCGTTAATGACCATTCCACGGAAACCAATGTCCGCTTTAACCTTGAGGTCAACGTATTGAACTTTTGAGCCCAATGCTTTCTCGAGGTTAGCATAGTCCACATGGTTCATGAAGCAATGAGTGGGCTTAGCGCCTTCGCGAGCAGCGCGAGAAGCAGCAGCAACCAAACCTTCTTCAATCGGCATAGCAGACGCGTCAAAGCGGATACCACCAAGACGGGTTTTGTCAGCAGTACGGTCAACGCTAAAGAACGGAGTGCTGGTCGGAGCAGTGTCCGGAACCCAAGCGCGAAGTCCTTTAAGTTTGAGGTCGTAATCGCCCGAAACAAAGATGTAGTCGTTAGCAGCAACGCCCGCGCCAGAAGCAATGGCAGAAAGCGCGTCCACAGTCAACTCACCAGTATCGCGGTCAACACCAACGATGCTAACGCTACCAGACTTAACTGAGCCGCCACCGTTTGCAGTCGAGAACACAAGTTCCATGCCGACTTCAAAGTTAGTGACGTCATCAGCCTGTTTCAATTGCAGCGACGTGCCCGTAGCGGACGCGTTACACTGACCAATAGAACCAGAGCCCGTGCCGTAAAGAGCAACGGCGAGCGAACGCGTGATGGATTGCATTGCGCCATCGCGGCGCTGTTATCGCAAAGGCTTTTTATCCTTTGCTTCTAGTAATCACAAAAGTTTGTTGGATTTTCGGCAATTATCTAAAGCCCAGAGTGGCTGCAAATTTGTATAATGACAAACTCTTTCCACTTCTTTTGGGTCTAGCAAATTTGCTTTAGACAAAGGAAATATATGGTCAATGTGCCATCCAGCAGGTCCATAATTTTCCCAAGTCATTCCAACTGTCCATTTAGCTTCGATGTATAGTTTTAGTTCCATTAAAGAACATCCGAGCAGTTCTAACGTTTTTTTATGCTTTCTACCTTTTAACACATCGTTTAATCGGCGTCGAATATTAAAAACAACTTTTGCTTCTGGGTTTGTTTTTTTATATTCTTTTACATAACGGTTTTTACATGCTCTAACATATTCTCTATTGGCAGTTTCCCAAGCTTTAATCATTTTTCGATTCTGCTCAGGATTTGCTGCTCGCCAAGCTTTACTTTTTCCATTTATATGCAACTTATTTTTCACATAATAATGGCTTTTATAAACACTTTGACAAACTTTACATCTGCTTTGCTTGCTGTTAAACTCTACTTTCAGTTTAGACTGCAAACAACCAATGCACACTTTGCTTTCACTAGGTCGGCATATATTTTCACCCTTTAGGGCAGGGTGTTGGTCACTCGTGGGAGTATTTTGTTCTTTTTTCAAAGGTTCAACTCCTATGCTCTACACAGTGTGTTATATTTTACCCTAACACATTTGCACGGTATTGTCCAGTAATTACTCTGAAGTTCCACCGTTTTTGACCAATTTTACATTCTGCATTACTGCAAAAAGGAGACCGAATTAATCTCGACAGTCGCTGCTTCCAAGAAAGCATTCGAGTTGCCTTTTGAGGCTTCCAAAGTCTCGTTATCAATCGAGGCAATGGAATAATCTTTGTTACGAGTCAACACGAAGTCTTTCAACTGCGAGTTAGTCGTACCAGCAACAGCCGTGCTAAACGTAGCAGAGCGGTTTTGGGGGTTCAACCTGTTATCGCAAAAGCTTTTTATCCTTTGCTTCTTTAGTTTCAATTTACTAAAGTTCAGACTATATTTTCATCCTTTTAGGATGTTGGACACTCGTGGACCAATTTTATTCCTGCTTGTGCAGGGTTCATGGTCTAGTCGTTACACTGTCTAAAACTTTTTACATCTTAGATTAGCACGGTATTAGCATCTCAGCCTTCACCGTTTTTGTCCAATTTTATTTCGGCAACCTATTCACCGAAAATGATGGGAATCGGAAGATTCTTACCACCAAAATCTTGCATTTTGCTCAGCATAGCGAGCAGCGGGTTCACTTTGTTATCGTAAAGGCTTTTTATCCCTTACTTCTTACTGTTACCAGTAAGGTCAGCATACATCATCATCCTAGTCGGATGCCGGACACTCGTGGGAAATTTATAGTCTTGCACTTTTCTTTAAATTTTCATGCCACCAAAGTGGCTGAAGATTTGTATAATGGCATGCTTTTTTAAATTGCGCCCTATCAGTCAAATCAAAACTAGACAGTGGAATGACATGGTCAATATGCCACCCATTTAATGCCCAATTTTCCCAGGTCATTCCTGGTTTAAATTTTGATTCAAGCCATGTTTTAAGTTCTTCTACAGAACAGCCCAAATCATAAACTGCGGAGCCTTTTTTTTGCCGATTACGAATTAGTTTATTAATCCTATTTCGTAGCGACACTCTAAGTTTTGTATTTACGTCTGAATGATAAGCTTCTTTTTTTAGGGTATTAAATTTTGCCCTATTTGCCTTACCATACTTTCGCTTATACAAAAGCAATTCTTTTCTATTCGCACCCATATAATTAACCATATATAATTTTCTAGAATCTGACAAACATCGATGTTTTCTACACATACCGATTGTGTTGTCTTTTCTTAATTTTTTATTACATACGGCGCAGTACAAGGTTCATTTCCTATGCGTTACGGTTTATAGTAGTTTTTATTTTACTATATTACCTCGGGGTTGTCCAATACTATTTGGAGTTTCACCGATTTTGCCCAGTTTTCACCTGTCAATTACTTGTACAGGGGGACTACCACTTAATCCGCATACACCATGTTCTCAATACGGTCGTCCGTATAGTGCTGCTTGAGCGCCGCAGCAAATGAGGTTAAATCTAAAGACATAAATAGTCCTTTTTAAAAAAGTTAAGTTTTGCCAACTTTACTCTACCCGGTAGTCAGCATATTTTCATCCGGGCTTCGAGTTCGCTTAGTCTTCCCAGCGGATAAGAGCAGCAGCTTGTTTAAGCGACTCCTCTTTGCTTAAATTTGGCTTCGTTTGAGACGGCACGACCGAAGCTTGCGTGTTGGAAAGCGTGGGTGTCGGCTTTCCCTTTGGAGCCGCAACGGGGGCGGGCGGCGGTGTTAACAGTTTTTTGACTTTTTCACGGTCTACCATTTTTTTTGCTTGGTTTAGGTAGTACTCTTCTACCAAATCTGCGGCGGCCTTGTTACTGAGCACTTCGCCTTCCCCCGTCTCTTCAAGGGTACGGGCGTAGTGTTGTTCAATAACTTGGTAAACTAATTCTATACCGTTTTCGGCACGAATCAGTTCATAATCGGGGGTGTTGTTTACAAAATCAGTAAGCTCAGAAACGAACGCATTAAGAGTGCTGTTGAGCTTTTCCTCTTGTTCGCGTTGGTCTTTTTCCTCAAGCTTTTTTTGCAACTCGGCTAACCTGGCTTCCATACGAGCTTCAAGTTCTGCTCGCTCCATTTCAGGGGTCATTTTACCATTGTTAGCAAGAAGCTTAATAACGTCTTCTTCGTTCATGCCTGCTTCTTTAAACACTTCAAAAGCATTTTGCTTTAGGCGCTTCGGCATTTCTTTGTATTTTTCAACTTCTTTACGCTCAGCTTCAAGTTGTTCAAGTTTCTTTTGATACTCGGCCATTTGAGCTTGCATTTGTCGCTCACGGTCCCGGATTTGTTTTTCTTTCCGAGAAAGTGCCGCAAACTTTTGTGCAAAGCGCTGGTCTTCTTGTGTTTCTGGCTTTTTTTCTTCTTCCAGGGGCGCAGCATCAGCAAGTTTAGCTGCGGCTTCCGCAACAATATTTTCAGTAGCAGCAGCAGGCACAATTGTACCTTCCGCGACTACATCGGTGACCACTGCTGGAGATTGGTCCGCATTTCCTACGTCTGACATATTTACCTCACTTGTTATTGCAGTTCATCATTGAACAGGCAAAGCGGTCTCATCGACCACGGGTACTTCTTCAGGAGCCGCTTCCGGGATTGGCGCAGGAGCAGCAGGAGGGGCTGGATTTGCGGCAAGCTCTGCCCGTATGCGAGCCTCTTCTTGGGCTTGGGCGGCTTCTTGTTCAGCGCGTTTGATTAGCGAGTCCGCATCCTCAATCCAGCGTCTAAACAGTTCAAGGCGCGTTTCTGGCGCACCTTGAGATTTATACAGCAAATAAGCTTGTTGCATTTTTGCAATGCCAGCTTGTAAGTTTTGATAAGGTTCCGGAGTTTCATATTTTCCGGAGTCAATCATAAGTTCAATTGTTCTGTCGATGTCGTGGAGAGCCGCGTTGTTGAAGTTGTAGAATTGCTGAAGGTCTGGGAAGTCCAGAAGTTTCAGTCCTTCTTGAGGGCTGATTAGGTTCGCGGCCATGAGTTCTTGCACGTCTTGCAGGCGGCCCGCTGGAGTTTTGCTGAGTGCGCTCACCGGGAAGCATTGCATGATATAGGCGTCTTCTTCCAGGGCCACGTCTTTCCACTTTATTCGCTCCAGGCTTTTCGAACCTTGCGTTTTGACTTCAAATCCACCTTCAATGTCTTCGTCAATTTCTTTCGCAATGTCAATAAACATACGGGCGGCATCGATGGCAACTTGCTCATCGCGTTGGGCCACGGCCATAAAACGCTCAGATTCAATGTCGTTATATTCGCGTAGTGCTTTTCCTGAGTTTAGTCCTTGCGGCTTAGAGGCCATAGCAGACAATTGGCTAACTCCGGCAATTTCAAACGCACGGGCATATAGTCTGTCTAAATGTGTAAATAGGTCGGGTGGAATTGTGCCAAGTTTGCCTTCTACAGGCGGCTGGCCCACATATTTAATAATACCACCAATTTTATTGTTTAAATGGCTAGACACAACTTTAGAACTGGCTTCCACAAAGATTTTAGGCACGCTAACCAAGTGCATAGAAATTTGAATTGTGCGTAAAATTTTATTAATCTCAAGTTGAATACCAGTTAGTTGCTCTGACAAGCCTTGACCAAAAAATCCAACGGGTCTAACACCCCAGCGCCAGAACAAAAACGGAAAATAGTGCTTGTCATACTCTTCTTTGCTGAGCATAAGGCCATCAATACAAATAGTGTGTAAGCCGTCTTCTTTGTCTGGGCCTGTGGGCAGCCTCCAGCTTTCGACCACGCGAATCATTTGTGACGTGGTTTCGGTGCTGTTGGACTGGTAAGCAGCAAGAGTTCGAGTGTCAGTTGCAGCGCGAATGTCTGCTTCCTTGTCAGGAAACATGGAAATAAGCACGTCTTTATGAATGTATTTTACTTGGTGTAGTTGGCGGGGTTCGCCGTATAAAGCTTCATAGGTGTCTACTTTAAGCTCGTCGATAAACACGCGCTCAAGCTTAATTTTATTGTCCGCGTCTTTAAATACTTTTAACGCACCCGTGCCGAAAATACATGAATCTTGCAAGGCCATGGCACGTTTAGCATAGTAGTCTGTCAAATAGAACAAGCCATCGGTGAACTGCGTTAGTTTTTTGGCTTTTCGCTGTTGTTCCCAGTCGCCACCGTCAGTCAAAAAGCTGGGGCGAGGCTTATTTTTAGCTAACTTCGACACCACAGTGTCAATCATGCTTTGGATAACGTTTAGAGTGACCCGGTTTGCAACCGCACTTACTGGCTCAGCACGATATAAACCATAGTTCCGCAAAGAACTGGATTCCATGTTGCCATATAGGCGCATGTTACGCAGGTTATCCAATTGAATATTGGGCTGGTCCTGGTCAAGTCTGTGAATGTATTGAAACACGGCTTCAGACAATGCCTTGCCGTTAAGGTCGTACCAAAATTTATTCATTTAATATGCTGCTTATGGCCTAGAAGACCAAGTGAGCAGTTCCTCATCGTCATCGGTTGATAAAGTGTCAACTAACGTCTTGGAAGTATTGCGTTCTTCCGTTTTTGCTGGAACTGGCGCAGTCAATTCTTGTTCAAGGCTGGCTAAATCATCGATAAATGCAAGATTTGAAAATCTGACTTCAATTTCGCCTATTTTCACAGTTTCAATTCGCTGTGATTTGGCCCAAAGAATAAACTCTTTTAATTTTTCAGAGTTATCAAACATTAGCACTTCCATATTGTGCAGATTTTAGGTACAAACAGGCTTATAGCACAAATTAAGACTATTGTCAAGGGTCTTCTTCAAAAAAACCACCGTCCGAAATTCCTAAGTCTTCCCAATCATTTACGTCGGTAAACTCATTTGTGGATTCCTTCTGGCGCTCCATTTCTTCGGCCAGTTTTATTTCAAGCTGCTCCATATATTCGTCGGGAGTTGGGCGTTTTGCTTCTTGTTCCCGCTCGTAGAAGTGGCGGCACTCTCTCCAGGCGTAAAGCAAGGCATCAGCAATGTCAGAGTGGTATCTGTTGCTTACTTTCATGACCGTTTCTGACTCTAAGTCCCATTGTAGAAGATATGAGTCTTCTTCGAACTGACTATTTAGGGGGCATTGGAGCTTGCCGGTGCGCAAATCATCGTTTAAAAGCGTTATAAACTCGGCTTTTCGCGTTTTTTCCGCCGCCTCGGTGTGCAGGCTATGTCGTATGCGAATCTCCTCTTGAATTTTTTTACCAAGTGCGCCCGCATCCATGACAATTTTAACAGGGTCATACTTGTCTTTAAGCCGTTTTAGTTCTTCTACCAGGCTTGTGATGTCGTTTTTACTGCGAACGTACTCTTGCACTAGATAGACTTTGCGCTCACTGGCGCTATAACCTAGCACGGCAATGGCGTCTGCGTCTCGATATCCAATATCCACTCCAAAAACGTATCGCAAGTCTTTTGGCAAGTCCGTGTGATAAATATTTTTAGTTGAATCAAAGTTATAAACAAGACTGTCTACGTCTTTGACCCATTGTCCAAAGAACTCGCGCTGAATACTGGGACTACTTAAAGATAGCCCTCGGCGCTCAGCAGTCTCTCTAATTGTTATAATAGGCGGAACGCCCGACTTCTTTTCCAAGAATGGATTATTGAGCATGGTCCAGTGGTGGTGCGACCAGCCTTCGCCAGTTGAGGTCTCGTAGAAATATCCAGCAGGAATCGGACCAGGAGTGCCAATAAGAATGAGCGAACCGCGATAATCTGTGAGTGCAGGCTCAATAACATCTTCAATAAGCTCCTTAATATAGGGGCGGAATGCCTGCGCTTCGTCGATGTAAACTTTTCGGAAGTGCATACCCCGAACTTTGTCAACCTCGGCCTCGTCCTTTGCACCAGATATGTGAATAACATTTTTGTTTGGCAAGGTTAATGTTAGCTCGGTGTTGTCAGGTTTGCCTTGTAGGTTAAAATCTTTGTTGATGCGCAGTAGTTCGCGCCAGATAATTCTTTTTGCACTTCTTCGATTTAGCGTTAGGTAAAGCACGTCGCCTGGTTGGTTAAGTGCTGTATAAAGCATGTCGGCCACGCAAGCAGTTGATTTACCAGCTCGGCGACTACATACGGCAGTTTTAAATCGGGCCGTGTCTTTAATAAACGCAAGCTGCTCCGGAAAGCAAAACTCTTCAAGCACAAAGGGGGTAGCCTCTTTGCTAGAAGTCTGCGCAAACCTACGCTGAAGTTCGCGCTCAATTGCCTTGCGGGAAATCAGCTTTTTGGGCATATTACTTCATGTATTCGATATTGGCCGGGACAATCATAACACTGTCTTTTCCTGGCAAGTCAATACGAACGACCTGCAACGTAGCATCAAACTGCATTGTTAAGCCTTTAAATTTTGGATTGGCAGGGTGAAAGAAGCTTTCAAGTTGCTTATTAAATTGCACAGGACGGTAGGTTTTAAGTTCTTTTAGTTCCATGGCAGATGCCTTATTTTGTTTTGGTTTTTGTTCCATTTAAACTCTCCTTGTTCATTTTATCAATAATTTTGCAAAGCGTGGTGGGAGCAGCTCCATCAAACTTAGGAATAGGTGCCATGTTAATGTCTTGTTTCCGCATAGCAGGACTACATTCAACGTCTACAATCTCGTCTGCGGCACCAACTTTTACTGCCTCTTTGGGACTTAGTTGCCAGTCTTTATCATCAATATTTTTTAAGTATTCATCAAAAGGAATTTTCATTCGATTGGAACACATTTTATCAAACTGGGTACTCTCGACTTCAAACCGTTCTGTTATGCGCTTAAGTCGTTTAAAAGGCACGCCATCCATTGATACCATGCAATGATGGAAAAGCATTATTCCGGATTTGTGCATATAACGTGGTTTCCCTGGAGCTTGGGAAATTAAACAAGCCATGCTGGCGGCCCGGAGAATAACTATTTCAATATTCGCATCCTCGGATAAGAAGTCAAACATTTCTGCCATACCGGCAAGTGAACCGCCCGGACTATAAAGCACAAGCCGAACTGGAGCCACGGGGCTTAGTTTAGAAACAACTTCGTTAAGCGTATAGGCCATTTTCATGGGCTCTATGTCACCGCTAATTGTAACTGTGCTAGCAGGCTCTAATACAATTTTCTTACCGTGCGCAATACAGGGAGAAGTAAGCAGCGCAAAGATTAGAAAAAGTTTACTCCACATTCTTTGACCCCTTAGCCTCGATTTCTGATTGAAGGTTATGGAGTTGCACTGCCAAATTAATACAAGCCGTAACAAGTTTCTTTTTAGAAAGAGTGCGCAAGTGCATTTTAAGTCCGCGAACATGAGCGGCCATTTGCTCTTCTATAACTGCCTGCTCGACTGTAGGTTCAGATTCTTTTTTCTTCGGTTTTGTTTTCATAAAAATCCTATAAATTCTGCGTTTTTTGGAACCGTGTATCTGTCAAAAACTTTAATCTCGTCTTCAACTATTAAATACCATACTCGAGAAGGACTGGGCGGCTGCATTTTTGGCACTGGTTCGTCCTTGGGCTTTGAAGTGCCAATATAATAGTCACTCATACCTCAAGTTTGTAAATGCCAGATAAGGGTTGTAAATAATTTTTTTGCCGACCTTCGGAATTACCATGGAGCTGCTAACCGTACTGTGAGTATAAAAAACCATTTCCGGGAGTTGTGCTTCATCAATAAGCAATTTAAGCAGGCCCATTTTACGGAAAGATTCTTTTGTATAGGCGTAGTGAACAACGTGCGTTCCAGATACTTCTTCTACACAGATATATCCAAATATGCGAGTTGGGTCTGACGGTTGTGCCGCGATGAGCACTTTGCTCCGCTTTAAGATTGACTCAATTACTTTGTGGTGAAGGTCAAAGTACACTGGGTTTGCAATGTATTTTGAGAACGCGGAGTTCTTGTAGGATTTAAGCCACGAGTTAAAAATAAAGCCAATGTCGGCTTCAGTGGCGGTCCTTATGTGGACCTGTGATTTTAAAAGTTTCGGGTTGCTCATCAGGTACTTCCTTTAGTTCGCCATCATAATATGTCCGAATTTCGACAATCAAAAAACCATCGTTTACCCGGTCATCTTTTACTATACTATTATATGGAATCTTTAGGCGGTAGCCCATGGGGGCACGACGCGCTGTGGATTCTTGCAGGATGTAGTCGATTAAGGCAATTGCTTCCGTTGCAAAGGCTTTAAATCTTCTTGTCTTGAGTTTCATCCTGCTCCTTGGATTTTGACGCAATTCCGGCTTTTTCGTTGAGTGCCAGAATTTCTCGAAGGATTTCCGTTTCCTTCTGTTCCCAGAGTTTCTTTTGAAATGTTGCGTTTCCAAGAAGCGTTGCTAAACGCTCATATAATTTGTTAATCTCTTCTTTTGACATGCTGAGTATATAGCACAGGTTGGGATAATTGTCAAGCGAAAATTATAGAAACAACATCCACAGACTGGCCTAGACTGTCAAAATAATCGACAGCCGACTGCTCAATAATATCGCGGAGTGATGCGCTTCTAATGGCTTTTATTCCGTATCTGTCCAGGTCTACGTGTTTAACGCACCCGTCTTCAAATACCAAATCAAAACGCAGTCGGGAGTCGTTGTATTCCAGAAGCACTGCCTTTACCGTTACGTTTAGCATTATTTACCTTTTAGTTGTTTTTGGTGCTGTTTAGACTGGATTAGTTCCATGAGCTGGTCCATGGTCATATCGCCTAGGTCCGCGTCTTTAGCACGGTCTCGCTCTTCCTTGCTCAAGTCTACCAAGCTCTTAATATAGCCTTGTAGAATCTTGGCTTCGACTGGGTTTAGTGCCCGGCCTTGCTGAACTTTAGTTTTGAACTGCACAATCTCTGTGCGTAGAATAGATAACGCATCTTCAAGCATTGCGTCTACATTTGGCAGTATAATAGGTGAGTTTGACATTAGTCCTCCAATAAGGCGGCGTAGAAGTCTCTTTTTATTTCGGGCGGAATAGGCAATTTAAAATGTTCAAGCGTGGCTACAACGTAGCACAGCGTGACCCACTCACTTGCGTCGTACTCATTGTTGCTTGTTGTGTGCCACAGTGCTTTTGCACGGTCTTGAATTTTGTTTAGTTCGAATATCGATAAGGGGACCTTCGGGTTTATATCGGCCATAAATTTTTCTTCTTGCTTCCCCAAAAAAATATTATGCGCTGCGTTTAAAAATGATTGCGCCCGATTTCAAGCACTACTGCGTCTTCGAGGTTGTTGCGCGAATCAGTGCTTAACAATCTCACATTGCACTCCACGCCGTCAACAATAATGTGCTCAATCCACAGCACTCCAGTGCGCTCAACCCATCTCGCAAAAATTGTGCACGGTTGACTGCGAACATAAAAATCAGATTCACCAAACACCGGCTCCGATACTGTGCTTTGTGTTACAATTTTCACTGCCGTTAAATCAGCATAGTCCAATTCAAACTCCTAGTCAACAAAAATTCCGGCTTCATTGGTTTCATTCCAGGCTCGGGCGCGCTCAAGAATTTTCTGCACTGCCTGATGGATTTTCCAAATCGACACCTTTACTTTGTAGTGCTTGTTGTAAGTGTCGGTTATTTCTTTGTAGGTGCAACCTTTGCAGTGGAGCTTCCAAATGAATCGGTCTTTACCACGCAAGTACTGATAGTTTTGTAGGTAGCGCTCACACATGCGATAATAGGTTTGACGCTCGCGCATTTCGTCGGCAGAATTTGGCTTTGGGGTCCAAGTTAAATAGCCTGAATCTGGGCTACCCCATTCAATGTCGTTGAAGCCTTCGTCGGCCAGTTTCTTGTACCAAATTTTACGCAATTCCTTATACGACTTTTGTTTTTTTGGCCGTCCTTTTGGCCGTTTAGTGCTCACTATAATTCCTTTTAAGTGCGATATATTAGATTTAAAAGTGGTCTATATTGCGTCTGACACGCTAAAAAAGTTTTTTCATGTTAGATTTTGCCCAGTTTATAGCACAAAAAATACCTGGTGTCAAGCACAATCTTTTAGGGGCGGTGCCGCGAACGGTGGGGGCCGGTTGGAAAGCCGGTCTGCAATATATTCGATTTGAGCCAAATGCACTACGTTGCGTCTGACATTCCTTCTGCCGGGCCGGTTAAGTGCGAATTGGCCGATGTTTTGGCCGATGTTTAACCTGGTTGAAAGCCGGGCACCCATACCGTGACTAGCACCAGTGCATAAAAACTTAACCTTGGGCATCCTGGTGCGTTTAATTAGCAAGGCTTGTGTTGGTTGTGTTGCGCGAGTTGGTGCATGAATTTGGAAAAAATTTCTGGGGGGGGGTAGGCACAACTTAGTCGGGGGG